TAATTCAAAGACTTCTTTTTTTACTTGTTCGAAGTCTTTGATATATACCTCGCTGATTTCTTCCATGTCACTATCAATTTTTGAACGTATGACTGTGAAAGTGAAGGATAACTCATCACTATGCGAGCCATCTTCAAAATCTAAATAGAGATAACCTTTGATTTCGCCTTCATAGCTTAAAAGCTTATCTGGCAAAGGATAAAAGATTCTTCCTTCTGTTGGATTTTCTATAATTGGTTGGCTATCTAAGTAAGTGAATTTTCGTTCTTTGTTGTCTTGCATTGCTGTGAACAAAAGTTTTACTGTGACATTCGTTAAGTCTAACGCTTCATTTTTTTGGTTTTTTAAACGGAAATCTAAAGCAGCCGAACCTTTATCATAGCTATAGAAAACATACCTCTTTTTTGATTCATGGTTTCCATCAACAGAAGTACAAAAATTGATTTTTCCAATCTTTTTTGTCATTATAAACCTTCTTTCACAAAAGATTAATTGCATACTCTTTATTTTGTTTAAAAGTAGTAACTGTTCCTGTACCTAAACTTCCACTTTTTGGCAAAGGATCAGCAGTGCGCCAACTACCATGTACATAATGATTCCCTTTTCTATCACTACCAAATCGAATCCCTTTAGCATTCATTTCATATAGAGCTCCATAATTTCCTTGGGGGAAAGTATATTGAACTGTCGTTAATGCCACATTCCAAAAATCGCCTCTTAAAGATTGGTCGATTTTAAATCCTTCTGGAATAACAAAAATAGGGACCATAGCGGTCTTTAATTTAGTCACATCTGCCACATTTACACGTAAATAGGCATCTACCTTATCTCCTTCACGAATAAGAAGAATATTTGTTTCTTCTCCAAACGCAGTTTTATACGCTGTTTCTACTTCGTTAAGTCCTGATTTTTTATAAATAAATCTATCTTCCTTCAGTGCTATCTCTTGCCAATTTGTCCATTCTGCTGGACTTCCTTGTCGTGTTCTTAAAAACATTTTTCCACTAGCTATATACTGTTGAGTTAAAGTAGCATTATCTGCATACACAAGTAAGCGTCCATAAACTGAAGAACCTTCTGGTCTATTTTCTCCAGTTGCTTCATAAACAGTGTATACACCAGATGTCGTAATAGTATTCCAATCTTGCGTTTTTATTTCCGTATTTTTAAAAACAAGTAATCCTTTTTCTGACGTTGTCTTATTAATAAATCTGGAATCTGCTTCAGCTTGTGTATAAAAATCTGCACTACGCAATTCTTCTAAAGCTTGATCCATCGCTTCCGTAACAGTTCTTCCAATAGTAGTAATAGAATTTTCTGTGTCTTTAGCTATTTTATCAATACGTTTTTCTGCATTATTAATTGTTTCGGTAATTTGTGCTTTTATTTGCGCTATTTCAGTTGTAATTTCTTCTATTTTTGAAACTACACTTTCATAATCAACATTTATTTTCTTTAAAGCATCTTGATAGGCTTTATTTAATTTTTCTACTAGTCGATTGTATTCAGTGATAATAGTTTCAGCTTCTTCTGCATCAATATCAGCAGTACCTTGCACAATTATCTTAAACCCATTAGTTGTATCTCTTTTTTCGCCTTTTTGAAATGAAAAATATGCTCTTTCGTACGTACCTTCTACACTAAATGCTTTACTTGGAAACGTATAATCAAATGTACCTTTTTTTAAGCCTTCAGTTGTTGAGCTTATATTATCTGAATCAAATACTTTTACTTTACCGCCTGCTGGTTCACCTTCGAAAGTAATAAGTCCTCCTGATAGATTAGCTACTTCATCGTTTCGAGTAATGTTAATAGTAACAGTTTGCATATCATTATCGCCCACTCGACCGTAAATAATCGAAGGTAAAATAGGGACTTTTGAAAAATCTAAATTTAAAACTTTATTTGCCATCAAATTACTCCTCTATGATATTTTCTTTTGTTCTTGTTAGGTTTGCTTATTTTTTCTTCTAATTTAGCAATTCGTTTTTCTTGTGACTCAATTACTTCTATTAATTGTTTATTCGCTAAGCTATTTAACATGATTTGCTTATTAACATCAATGCTTAAATAGTTATCAAAATCATTTTCAATTGCTAAAAAAGGCGAATACTGAGCTATCAATCCTAATTCTCGTTTTGATGAAGGTTGTTTATTTTTATCCTTTGTTCGATAATTTTGTTTTCGATCAAATTCCACAAAATTTAATTTTTTAGTCTCTTCAATAGCATTAATTTTTGTTTCTTCAATATTTTCTTTTAGACGAATATCTGATTGATTCAAAATTGAATAGCCATTCATATTTAAATTGGAATAAAAATTAAGAGATACTCCGTTATAAACAGTAAATTTGTTTTTTACTCCAGAATTTTTTAAATAAGCATTTTCTATTTCGCCAGAACCACCTACATAAGAACCACTCATAGTAATGTTCGAAATATGAACACCTTTAGATGAAATTGCTAAAAATCGAGTATAATTTGCACCTAAACTTTTTTGTACGCTTAAACCAATAATATTTCCATACTCTGCATTTATTGCAAGTTCTTCTTTATTCGTTTTGGCATCTATCCCTCTTCCTAAATGACCTAGATATGATTTTGAATTTTGTTTAAATAAACGAATGCCCATGTCTTGCAAACTCATTGCTGCGTAGCCCTTAGTATCATGTAATGAAAATTCAATTGAATTCATTCGAGAACGAAGAACATTATTGTAATAGTTACTAATTGTTCCATCTTTTAAAATAATTTTGTTTGTTCCATTCGAACTAGTAATAACGCCACCATCAATTGTTGAGCCTGTAATAGCAACACCTATAATGTTTATTGCTCGAAGTGTTCCTGTAGTTATTCTATCAGCAACAATTGCACCATTATTAGTCATTGCTAAATTATATGAACCATTGTAACCAGTTGAACTAAAGCCTAAACCTCCAACGTTCCAACGCCAAACTTTTTTAGCAGTTTTTATATCTGTCGTATCCATAATTAAAAACTCTTGTGGATCTGCTATAGAAGGATAAATAACAACATGTCCTTTTCCTGGATTTTTAATGATGTCTGAAGCTTCTTGTTGCGCTTGTTCCAACCAATTAATTTTATTTGTAACTTGTTTTATCTCTTCTTTTGATTCTTCCATCACTTTAGCAAAATCCGTTCTGCTCTCTCCTAATTCAATTGATTCATATCGATCAAGAGAAACATTCCAAACTGTTTTTACAATTTGAGCAGTAGTATTAATTTTTAACTGATTAAAAGTAATAGTTACCCAATCACATAAATCAATTTCTTCTAAATTTTGTAATTGAGTATCCAGTACCGAACTTGCTAAATCCACATAGCTTGCTTTAATACTTACCTTTGGCACACCAACTTTATTCGATTTAATGTAATTTTTAACCATGCTCCTTAAAGCGTTGACGTCTTTAGGTTCTTTATCACTAAAATCTACCATTTGAATACGACGTTCTGTATAGTTATTTACATAGTCACTATCAATATAAATTTCAGGTAATGTTAAAATTTCTTCATCATCACCTGTTCCTTTTTTTGCCCAACCATAAACCGAAGTAAAAGTATTTTCTATAGATTCTTCTTGCGTAACATCTGTTAAATTCTTACCATAGGCAATAACAATATTGGTCTTTTTACCAGCTTCAGCTAATAGTTTGACTTGATTATTATCAAATAAATATTCTCCACCAAAATTGTCTAAAATTGAACCAGCTACACCACCAAGAGCTTCTTGTGCATTTTTAAATTTGGAAGGATCTGTAAAATCAATCGATGATTTTGTACTTACATCACTATAAAAAGAAAAATCTACTTTTGGTTGCATTCGTTCTTTCAAATAATTTAAAGCTGTTTGCGCAGGAATATTTTCATATTTCATTCCCATTGTCAAAATAGAACGCAATAATTTATAACGATAATGTTCGCAATAAACCGTAACTATCCCATTTTTGGGTTTAGTAATTTGGGCAATTTCAAATTTTTGTTTTCTAGCTACGATTGTTGGTCCAGCATTAGCTGTAACCCATCGTCCTACTTTTAATTCATTAAATAGCTTACCATCAACTGGATATTGAAAGGTCAAATCATAAATACCATTTTTTTCTCTAGTAACTAAGGGATTGATTGCCTCTGTTAAAGGTCCTAATCCTAAAGAATTCCAATCGTTATTTTTCTTTTCATATAAAATAATGTTACTCATATTGCTAATGTCCTCCATTTTGGTGTAATTTTAAAACTATCGACATAGCTATAACTAATCTTGTTTTGGCCTGGTTGTAATGTAATCGGATTATAACCATCATCGTTTAAAAAACAATATTTTGTCACATTGATTCCATTTTCTTTGTAAGCAATCCCATGCTCACAATCTAAAATAATCTTTCCTGTACCTGCTTCTTTAGCAATTCTAAATTGAAATCCATTAATATAGATATTACTATCTTGTGTACTACTTGTTTTATTAAAACTAATTATTGGCAAGCTTGGAAAAGCTTCTGGATTTGTAATGATCCCGTTATTTGAAATATCTCTTTCATGATTTCCATCTAATCGAAAAACAAACGGTTGACATTTAAAAGAAAAATCAACATCTAGCCATTCTCTTCGCTCATCTCGTGCTGTTATTTGGTTATAACCTAACGCTTGATAATAATATTCTTCTTGTTCGCTAAAAATTAACGGTGAATAGGATTTATCTAAGTATAGCCATGCAACTATATTTCTAAGTTGCATGGCTATGGTTGTATCTTTTTCTTTATAGATGCGAACAGGGAAAACTTTTTCAATATCTTTTCGTTTCCCCTTATCATAAATGACATCAGAATTAAGACCGTCAACTTCTATAAACTCTAAAGCAGTTTCAGGAATGACAAACTCTAATTCATTTCTTATTCGCATTCGAAATTCATTTGATTTTCTTCCTCTAAATTGAAAGTGAGGATAATTAGTTAAGTCTATTCCAATCGCCCCCTTGTTTGTCGCTCAGTAAGAATTGCTAATTGTTCCGATGTTTCTTCAATCGATTTATCAGATGAAAGATCTGCTTTTTCAATATTAAAATGGAATACTGGTTGATAGGATTTTGATTGATTTGTTGTATTATTAACAATCTGAGAACCAACTGATGCCATTCCAATTTTTGAAGTGCCTAACGCTATCTCAGGAGTAACATTTGGCATTAAACCAGTTATTAATTTATCCATAGCAGAATACGCATTATTCGCATCCTTTTCAATCCCAACAGCAATCCCTTGAGAAATATAACGACCTACGTTGTCTCGGAACAGGCGAGATGGTGAGTGAATTTCCGCTTTTGCTCTAGCAGCTCGGTCAGCTTGTTCTACAAGAGCATTCGCTGCCCTTGTCACTTCTCCTAACGAAGCATACATCCCTTCTGCTAAACCATAACCAATCATTAATCCAATATTTCTCATACCACTTATATTGGACATTCCAGCAGTTAGTACTGCTTGCATTAAAGAAATCATAGCACTAGAACTCATTGGTATAGCACTAAGTATTCCCTGTGCAATATTTTGTGCAGTTTGTTGACCGATTATTCTTCCTTGATTTTTCATCTTATTTCCAGAAGTAATAAGAATCTTTACAATGCTTAACATTGAGGTTTGAATTTGAGCTCTCATTGTATTAAATGATGTAACTACTATTTTTGTACTATTTGCCATGCTTTTAATTTGCACACTAGAACCAGCAACCATATTACTAATCTGATTTTTGGTAACATTTGCACTTGCTGATACTCTTGCTAATCCAGAAGAAACACCACTAAGAGCATTTCTTACAGAATCAGAAACTTTAGTTAATAAACTAAAAGAGTTACTTACATTATTCAAAGTAGCTGAAATAGTCATCACTTTAGCATTAAATGAAACAATCATCGCCTGAATCGCCATCAATGTTGTTTCTATTATCGTTGCTCTGGAAATAAATACATTAAAACTAGCACTGGCCATATTTAAGGTTGGTGGAATTGTCATTAATTGAGCTCTAAAAGTTGATATATGGATATTTGCTCCAGACAAACCAGCTAATCCCATAACGGCTCGTGAAGCGAAACTAGCAAAGCTATTAGCTACTTCATTCATTTTAATTGGTAAATTACCAATACTATTTGAAAATACTGTTAAAATATTAGGTAGCATTTGCAAAGCGACAGTGGCTGTTTGGCCAGCTGTAGCAATCATCATTAAGCCTGTTCCTGCTTGTTGTAAACCTGGTCCAGCTGTAGCAATACCAGAAGCAGTTATTGCTGCTAATCCTGTTGCGGTTGCTGCTAATGTAGCACCTAAATCTCCCAATTTTAAATCAACAAGAATTTTAATTCCTTGTGCCATTTGTTTAACGCCTTTTCCAGCGTTTAAAGCAGCATTTCCAATAGAATCAAAAATACCTGATATTCCATCTAAAATGTTTTTAACAGTATCTCCAAAACTTCTTACAACGTTTGAAGCACCATCAAAAACTTTTTTTACATTATTTCCAAAAGTATTAATTACATTTCCTGCTTCAGTTAATATATTGCTAATTTGTGTTCCTAATTCCTTGATAAGATTAGTAATAGAATCGACAATAGGTTTAATTTCTTGAATTAAAGTTTGAAAAGCGTCTACTATCTTACCAAGTATTGGCGCTATTGCTTCAACCATTTTTGTAATTTCTGGAACAATTGGTGTTATCGCTTGGATAATTTGACTAATTGCATTACCAACAATTGGTACAAGCCGTAAAAACGCATCTGCAAGAATTTGAATAATTGGAGTAATAGCAGTTACAATTTGAGAAATTGCTGAACCAAGCGCTGAAATTACTGGTGGTAATGTACTAATAACAGTTGAAATTGCCGTTCCTAATGCTGTAATTGCTGGTGCAGTTGCTCCTATAGCAACTCCTACAGCTTCTATTGCTGGCGACATTGCGCCAAGTGCAACTCCGACAGCAACTACTAAAGGTGCTAAGCCAGAAAGAGCACTTGTAATTATTGGTAGAACACTAGATACTGTTACAATTGCTTGGGCAAATGCTCCGATAATCGTTGTAGCTACCATTGAAAAGGCTGTTCCTAAAGCATTAATTATTGTTGCAACACCTTCACCTTGCGTAGCTAGTAACGTCAATGCAGAAATGATTATTCCTATGCCTGCACTAATGCTAATTGCTGCCACTCCAACAGAAGCGCCAAGTGCTAAAATATTTGCAGGTCCTGCTAATCTCATAGCTTGACCTATACCCTTAAACGTTGCCGCCAAACCAGCTCCAATGCCTTTCGCAGCAGTTGCTACTCCAGTAAGCGCTGTTTTTATTCCTGTCCCAATACCTGTTGCACTTGCTTTAATTGCATTCCCAGATGATTTTACGATGTTAGATAATCCACTAAAAATTTGTGCAATTGTACTTTTTGAACGACTAATGCTTTTTTCAGCACCATCCATTCCTGTTTCAACATTTTTTCTAAAAGCGTTAAACGGATTGAATGATTGAATAAAATCTAATCCTTTCATACCAGTTTTAACAGCTGAAAAACCAACAACAGTACCTACTAGAACATCTGTAAATACTCGAATAATTCTAGGATCTAATTTTGACATAAATTCTGCTACAACTTGAACTCCTCGAGCAATGACACTTATAACATTTCCTATCGCTGTTCCTAGCGTTGACCAAATGGAAGCATCTCCGACTGAGTCTGTTATTTTTTTAAACGAATTACTAACACTTTCAATTGCATTTTTTACATTTTGAATTGCTCCTGTTTCACCTAGTGCTGTCATAAATTTCTTTACAATATTTGCACTAGCGGTAATAACACTATTCAAAGCAATAAACGCTTTACTAATTGTAGAAACCCACGCAGTTGGTCCTCCCGAAACGTTAGAAAAAACTGACATTACTGATTGGATAGCATCTTTTACATTTTTAATTGCTTTAGAGGCGACTTCTACAACTGTGTCTATCGGTTTCGATAAGTCTTTACCTGTAAGCTCACTCAAGCCTTTTTTTAAGTGATCTACAGCTAATTTAGTAAAAGTTGAAAATAATTCAGGTAATCCTTGCAAAATTCTTTTTACCATAGGAATAAAATTCCCGAAAAGAAATGTTGAAGTAGTTGTGGCTAAATCATTTAATTCATCTTTTATATCTTCGCCAATTGCCAACTTTCCTAAAACATTTTGCATTGCTGCTTTCATTGAAGCAAACGAACCACTCATTGTAGTTGCTGCTTCTTTGGCTGTAGTACCTGTAATTCCTAAACTTTCTTGCACTGCATGAATCGCTTTGACTGTATCTGCAAAATCACCAACCGTATAATGTTCCCCAGTTAATTTTTCTGCATCTTTCATTAAACGTTCCATTTCAGACTTCGTACCGCCATAACCTAATTTTAGATTATCTAACATGGCGTAATTTCCACGAGCAAGTGATTGATATGTTTGCGTAATCATTTCCATATCAGTACCCATTTTATTAGCGTTATCTGACATATCAATCATAGCAGTATTAGCTAGTTCGGCTGCCTTTTTTGTGTCACCACCAAGGCTACCAATCAAGCTTGCTGAAAATGAGGTTACGTTTTCCATATACTTATTTGCTGAAACTCCCGCTGTTTTAAAAGCTTGATTTGCATAATTTTTAACAATATCTGCATTTTCTTTAAATAGTGTTTCAACACCACCAATTGATTGTTCCAGCTTTGCTCCTTCAGAAATTGCACTAGAAAATGAGGTTTTTATCGCATTTATAGAAGCAGTAATTGCTGCCGAAGCAACTTTCAAAAGTCCCATTGACACAACTAAATTCTTAATTGAAATACCTGCTCGACCGCCTACATCTGTCAATTGATTCAATCGATTATTTAATGAGGCTACACCTTTACCGTCAACTTCAACATCAATTTCAACTCTTCCATCACTCATCTTCTTCACCTACCTCTTCATCTGGTAATGCGTATTTTTTTTGGAGCTTTTTCATCCGACTTTTCTCTTTCGCTGATTCGCCTTTTTGAGGTTCCCAAGTACGAATTTGTATAATTTTCGATAAAATAGTATCGTCTGGCAAACTTTCCAATAATGCTTGAAACTCTTCCCACGACATCTTTCCTTGTTCATCAAATAAGTTAATCCCTATTTGGCGAAAAGAAGCATAAATATACTTTGCATCATGTGTTAAATCAATAATTTTCTTTCCTTTTTTCACTGGCAAAGGATTACCTAAACGGTCTGTTTCTCTATCTACTCCTTCATTCAGATAGATATAGTTTTTTAGAATGAAATTAAAAAGTAAGAACTGTTGTTCTAACGTTCCTTCAAATTCTTTTTCAAAATCACGAATCAACAGTTCTAAACTCATATTCATTTTTTCTTCTGGGAACAAATTTTCATCCGCTAATACATCAAAAACATCTAAAACATTATCAAAAGATAAATCAAGCGGATATTCTTTGCCTTCAAATTCAACTGAAGTGATCAACGGATCATTTAACCGCATCTAATCACCTATTTCTTTTTCTTGTTTTTCAAGGCTTTCTTTTTCAATAAATCAGCTTTCTTTTTAGAAACAGCATCTTGTCGTTTAGCAGATTCACTAGCTATTTTTTCCGCCACTTCAAATTCTAAAGTTTCGAATAAATCTAATAACTGTTCTATATCAGCATATTTTTCATAAATTTCTTTGAAAGCTCCTTCTCCCAACAAAGCATCATACTTAACCGTTGCTAATTCTTCAGACAATTCAACAATTAACAACGTATCTTCTTTTGTTGGTTGATCAATGTTTTTAATCGATTTTAATTTTTCTTCACATTCTTTTACTTTCGCTTCATATTCTTCTTGAGCATCAAAAAAACGTGTCAATTCTTCAACTGTTGTTCCAAAGAAAAATTCTAATTCGCCAATTTTAATTGGAAAGCCTCTTTTTTCTATTTGAAATTCCATTAATCTTTCTCCTCTTGTTTTTTAGATTTTTTTGAAGTAGCTTTAGCCCCATTATCAGATTGAGAAGCAAGCTTCTCAACTGACGGGGCTAACCTTTTGGGGTAATTGTTGGTAAAGTATCAAACGTAATTTTGCAACTAAATTCTTCGTATTCTGTTGCATCTCCCGCACCAGCCACAATGTCTGTTACTGTTGCTCTACCAATTACTGTGTCACCATTCGTTTGAACAATTTTGTGCCAAATTTTACGATTTTCTCCTAATTTGTATTTTTTAGAAGCAATCAATGCTTGTGCTTTATCTTCAGGATCATAAAACCCTTCTGGACTATACGAACCAGCCACAGAGGTTACCGTTGTTTCTGGTGTACCATCTCCATCATAGAAGCCAGTATCATCTGTTTCTTCGTCTGTATCATCACCAATTGAACTAATATATTTTGCTAATGGTAACCATGTTTCTGCTTCTTTTGTAGGAGCAGTTTCTTCTCCTGGCGTATATTCAGCAATATAATGTTCTCTCAAAGCATTTTTCTTGCGTCCAAAATATTGTAAATCCATTTTAATCATGTTATTTTTCCTCCTTAAATGTGGTTAATTTAGCTTGAAAATCCAATAAAAAAACGAACCAACCTTGCTCATCAGCTTCACTAATGTAAGGTCTGTTCGTAATAGTTAATTTATTAAACTCAAACGATTTATTTTGACTAGTTAATTCTTCAATATCTTCTAAAACATCTGACAAAAGCCACAATGTTTGTTCGATTTTATTGCCATCTTTCGATTTCATAGCAATTTCATAATTTAATAGTTCGTCTTTGATTCCGTCATAATATTCCGTTTCGACCTTACCACCAGGTAATGGATAGATAACTAAGCTTTCCACTGCTGAAAGATAACCTTTCCGAATATTTAACGGTAAATCAGGTATCTGATTTATTTTTTTATTTAAGCAATCTAGAAAATCCATTATTTAATTCCTGCTCCTCTCAAAAAAGCTCGTTTCCAATCAGCACCGTGAATAGAATTGGCTTTCAAATCCCATCGTTTCCCTGTACCTGGTGTCGAATACTTCTTGAATATCGCTTTTCCATTTGTACCATAAAACTGTGCTTTTGCATAAGGAGTATCATAAATAATTTTTGAGGCCTCACTATTTAAATGAGCACTACCTCTTAAAATACCTCCACCTGAACTTCTAGGAACATACAGATTCATGTCAGCCATTGCTTGATTACCTAGAGCATACCTTCCTCGCTTCATAGCTTGTGGGCTTACTTTAGTTCTAATACCAGTAAGATCAACTTTAACACCCATCAAATCACCTCTAATTCATAAGAATAAACAGTGTTTGAATAAGCCTCTGAAATTTTCTCAATTTTAGTGATAACGTGTTCTTTGCCATCATAGATAACTAATGATTGTTCTTTAAATTCAGGTAAAGGGTTTGTCAAATCCTTATAACAGAAAATCACTGCATGATAGAGTAATTGTTTTCCGCTTGAAGAAAAAGTGTACTGACTTCCTCGATCAATGCGACAATTTTCTATAATTGCATATTCCCCGTAAACAGGTTTATTATAGTCTCCTTCTCCTAAATATTCTCGATAAATAAACGAATCTACTAAAAAATCAATTGGTGGTTTTGACATTAACATGATAAAACACCTCGATATAGAAGACCTGTGCTTTCAAGATAAATATAGACATCTTCAGCTACTAACGGTTTATCTTTTCCATTTTCTGTAGATTTGTTAGAAATACTCGTTCGTCCAGCAGAAAAGCTTTGCGGAGTTTTATTCAAACTTTCGTTGCTATCTCCGCCAGCTTCATAAAAATAAATAATTTGTGCACATAACGCTAATTTAAATTTTTTAACTCTAAATTCAATTGGATCATTTTCTATTGAATGCACTTGATAGAAATTATTTGTAATATTATCTAAAACCGAAGCTGCTTTTTTGTAATAGCGATCAAACAAATCAATAGCTACTTCTCTATCTGTTAATTCTGTGAATTCTTCAAAAGTTAGATAGCTAGTCATTACTTTGACCTTCCTTTTTTAACAATTCAATCAAATCTTCTTTTTTATCTGAGGATTTATACGGAATATTTTTTTCTTCCAGTAAATTTTTTAATTCAGAAACTTTCATCGATGAGTAAACAACCCCATCTGTTGATGGGGCTATCCTTTTGGGGAAGAAGATAGCAAATGTTGAATACCAATAATTCCAATTTGTTTATCTTCATAAACTTTTTCCCAGTTATTAGGTTTTGCTAAATCTTTGTTGGTAGGTGTAATTTCTCCTGATTCTCTATCAGTATTGGTAAATTTAACACCATATGGATGCATCGTAAATGCTCGTCTAGTATAAACTTCATCATTTCCTTTATTAGCTACTCGAGCAGTTTCAAAAGTAGTTAACTTAACTGGATTACCTGTATTACGACCAATAGAACCAGTTGAAAATAGATAAGTAGTGTAGACTTTTGAAGCTCCTGAACCTGTTGAAGGAACATTATCATCAATAACTACTCGATAACCTAGATAAGTAGGAATGTTTACTTCCCCACGTGCATCTGGAATAAAAGCAATTAAGTTTTGTTTTTGCAAAGTAGTATACACGGCTGAATGCATAACAATCATACTTAATCGACCTGCTGAATCACCTAACAGCTGTTTCGCATCTAATACTAAATCTCCTGAAATTCCTTCTGTTGGTTTTGATAATAAGTGAGATTCATGTAAAGCTCCGCCATCAGCAAACAAACCGTTTAAAACAGAAATAAGCACACTTTGTTCTCGACGCATCCACCAAGAAGCAATTTTACTCATCAAAGCACCTAATGGATCATCACCTGAAATAACAGCAGATAATTCATTAACAGACCAACCACGACCACGATACATAACTGCTGCAATATCTGCGCTTCCTGTAATTTTACCAGTAGATAATGCTTTTTCACCGTCGCCGAGGGTTTCGTCTTCGCCGTCTAAATCATTCCAGAATGGCATATTAACCAATAACCCACCTGATGTAATATTAGCTGATACGCTAGGATCTGATACTGCTACTCCTGATTGAATAAGCGCTGATTTTTCTTCAGTAAAGTTGTTCATATAAGTGTTAAACACTTCTGGTGTTACCACATCTAATAATTTTGTAATTTCGTTTGCCATTATTTATTCTCTCCTTTGATTAAAAAATTAGTTAAATTAAAGTTTTTAGATTTCATTTGTTGTCCTAATGAACCAGAAACTTCTTCGGTTGCAGATGGATTTCCACCTACAAAAATTCGTGGAACAGAAGGCGTATTTTCCTTTTCTTGAAACAAGAAATTTTTATTTTCTTTTAACGCATCTAGCTGTTCTTTGAAGCCTTCTAAACCTTCATCTGTCACTTTTATTGCTTCTTTATCTAACAATTGCAAAACAATATCTTCATCACGAGCATTAACCTCTTTCAAAGCTAACTTAATTGCAAAATCTTTTTGTTGTTCAGCAAGCTTTTCTTGCGCATCTTTTTCAGCTTCATTAAATTTATTCTGTAAATCAGTTAATTGTTTCGTTAGTTCTTCATTGCCTTTAGCTGATTCTTTCAATGCGTCTAATTCGGTTTGATTCGAATCAAGTTGCTCTTTAAATCGGTCACGCTCTTGTTCTGCTGTAGCAAGTTTGCTGTTTAATTCAGTAACCGTTTGGCCATGTAACCCCATCACTGAATTAATTTGTTCATCTGTCAATCCAAGTTCTTTTAATTGTTCTCTCTTCATTTTTCTCTTCCTTTCGTTGTTTAACGAGGCTACGCCCTCGATGGAGCAGTTTATCTTTTACGCCTTAACAAGCTAAACAAGGCAAAATAAATAGCCTAGCCAATGACTAGACTTAAAAATCATCATAACGAAAATCTTTTAATAACGTATTAATTGGTGTATAAACTTTTTCACGAGCATAATTTCTTGCAAGATACTCATTTGAATCAACTAATTCTCGTAATCTTGCTTGGTTTGCTCTTACCTTTTGTTGCCAATATTTAGCATTTTCAATTTGACCTAAAGCATCAGAAACCATGTGATTCTTTTTGAATTTCACAATTTGACGTTCTAATTGTCGTTGACGATTTGTCAATTGAGCTACTTTTTCATTTTCTTTGGCATCGATTTTGGGCTGATTGTTCGTGTTGACACCAGGAATATACGGAATATGCAAATGTTGACAATTAACGCCTCTGTGACCGCCTGGAGTACCGTATTCAGCATTCCAATAAGGATCATAAATACTTCGATATTTCCAATTAGGAGGTAATTCAGACATTTCTCTCAAATCAACAACATTTCCTTGTATTTTTGAGCACGCCTGTCTTGAACCCATATGGCTCGTTACAACAACTGTATGAACATCATACTCGCTCATGCGGTCTTTTCTCAACGTGTCGTAGGTATTTGATAAAGTAGACTTTAAAACCGTTCTAATATAACGTTCCAAACTCCATGTATGACCTCCTTTATCGATAAAAGCAGACTTAATCCCTTTTTGTGCCCATTGTTGAATCGTTCTTGCTAAAGCTTCTTCAAAAGTAAATATGCCACTATTAAACGCAGCAACTGTCTTATTAATGATGTCATTATACATTTGAGTGGTTGCTGTCCCATAACCAAAGTTCGTGGATAATAACGTTTGATTTACATAATTATCAATATCTGACCATACTTGCTCATGGTAAGCTTTCATAACATTAGATAAATTGGTTGGCAAAGGTTTTGATTTGTAAGGTAATTCTTTATCGACATCTTTTATAATTTTTTCTCCTGTATTTTCAAACATTCGCTCAATTTCAGATTCAGCAATTCCTGTTATTTGGGAAATCACCTTGACAGTTTCTTTATTAAACAAGTGTAATTCTTGTAGTTTTTCTCTTTGCCATTCTAATATATCGTCATGTCCATTATTTAATCGCTTAATGAGAATCCGTATTAATTCTCCTTCTAATGATTGATAAAGATGTGCCATATTAGAAGACCACAAATCTAATTGATGAGGAGTAATCATTATTCCTCATCTCCTAGCTCTTTGCTTATCTTCTCTTGTTCAAACTCTTGATAATCTACTTCAAGCGTTTCTGCTCTAATTTCATTGATTATTTTCCTAGCTTCTTTTTCAGTAACTCCAGTCAATTTTTGGATAGCATTTAATTTTGAGGTTAATCCAGCAATTACTAGCTTGGAATAGTAGTCCGCTTTTGCATCTTGAGACTGAAAAATACCATCATCAAAATCAATATTTATTCCTAAATTTTCTACTGGGGAAATCAGATTATAAGCTGTCGCCAATTCAAAAATTGTGATAATCAGCTCTTTCAGTGCTTCTTCAACGATAAGAACATTGTCTGAACGTGTAGAAAATGTTTCAGAGTTCTCACTAATAATCTCTGTTGCTGTTTTGACAGATTGACCATCAAAACTAAACGTACCACTAGAAAAACCTGTTTGTAATTCTATAATTCGCAAAATAAAATTAATACTTTCTATAAATTCTGCCGAACGCAGAGAAGGTGCAAATTCATCAATAAAAGGTTCATCTGATTTTAGTCGTTGATATACAGAAGTTTTACTATCAAATCGTTTAATAGGATTACCATTCCTATCAAATTTTGTTCGTAAAAAATGATCAGATGCAAGAATTTTTCGTTTTGCCTCTTCAATCTCCCACATAAATTCATCGTATTTTTCATTAATATCTTTGAGTTGTCGTTTGGCATTATCGATAATGCCTAGGCTCAAAGGACTATCTAAATTAATATTATTTTTTCCTGCTAATTTAATATAAACAAATAAAGGTCTACTAAATCCTTCCAAAACAACTTCTTCTTGTAAATTTTTATATTTATCCAGATAGCTTAAAGGAATCCTAACACCTACTTGCTCCTGATATTCAGAGCGATAAAGCTCATTTCTGATAACATACTTTCCGTTTTCCCATTCGTGAAACTCTAACAAAGTATAATAAATAATTTTTTGCCCTTCTGCTTGTTGTGTTAGATTGACAATAACAGCTTCTGAAATATCGTTTGTGTTTGACTGAAGCGGAAAAAAAGTATCTGCTCGACAAAAAGCAATCTTTATCTTTTTTGTATTAGCATCTACGTAAGGTCTTAAAGCTAACCCACCAATCGCATAGCCAGCTTCTAGCTCTTCACCAAAATTTTTTCTAAATTTGTTTTCGGCAAACACAGATTGTAAAAATTTATCAGCTTCTTTATCATCTAAACTGATATTACAGCCATCATTGAACACCAATTTAGACAATTTTCTGGCAACCACTTTAGATACATTCAGCGAATGAAACGGGCGTTTTTGTTCATATCCATCGCTATCGATATAGCGGACATCTTTATAAATATTCTTGTAAATACGTTTATTGCTTTTTATACGTTCTAATTCAACAGAATTCATAGCAATTTTAGGGTGATCTGTTATATTGTCCAACGTTTCTACCATTCCTATTTTTGCACCTCCTATCTTGAATAAAGCTTTTAATTTATTAAACATCTTCTCACCTCTATTCTAAGCGATATAATTTTTGTAAAAATAGTTATTACCATATCTGGCTTCATCTAAAGCGTGATTATATTTGTCTATCGGCAGTCCATTGTCGTTTCTCACATACATAGATAATTCTTTTTCAAAATTATAATGATCGTATTTATCGCCTGTTTCTAAAATAATAAATTGACCGCTTGTCATGGTATTTTGCAATCGTTCGATACCCACTTCAATTTTAAGACCATTACTAGAAACTTTGTCAGAACTATTATTATCAGCTTTATCTGTATCAATACCAATCAAATCTAATTCTGTTCTTAATGTTTTACAGGCTGGATCAACAAAAAACCAATTCCAATGTGGTAAAGAACGCCATTTTGTATAGCACCACTCAATAAACTTTTTTATTTCCTTGGCATAAATAGACATTGCTTTTGTTACGCCTGTATCCGTTCCACTATGGTAATAATTCGCTAAACGATACAGATAAAATTTACCCTCATAGAAAGTGACAACCCAAAATGCACAGGTAGTTGCATCAGCTTGCCCACCATCAGCAGTAAAGAATGTTTCAATTATGTTCCCTTTTATTTCAGTAGCTTTATTGTGCTTCCCGAACATTGAATAAATAACACCTTGTGGCAAAACTCTATGACCGTACCAGTCACGCTCTAATAAGTATTCGCTACTGGATAACTCGTCATATAACTGTTTTTTTCTTTCTTCATTTAAGATTGGATTATCGTTTGGTGTCCAATGCCGAAATAAAAAACGTCCTGATTTCTCAAAACGTTCTAACAATTCTAAATTAGGATGATTCGGTGCTGGCGGATTCTGTTCGCCTAAGTGATAGCGCCATTCTGCAGCAAACGTCCGTCTAAAACATTCATTGATAAAATCTTTGTGCAATAAATTAAATTCAAGAAATGTCACAGAACCTAAAGACATACCAGTAATAGCACCCACAGAGTTTATCTTTCCTCCACCTTTATAGTAAATTTTCTTTTCTCCATTTGGGGCGTAAAGTAAAAGATGGTCTCCATGTTCATCATGTCGTATATCTGAACAACCAGCAAAAATATGGACCAAACCTAAACCGTCCCCATCCATAAACATGCGATAAGCCTGTTCTTGATTATATGCAGTAACAAGATGATTCTGGTCAGGTGACTGCAAATAGAAATCAGCCATTTTAAAAATATCAGAAGTAGTCTTTCCGCTACGTGGCGTACCTTCGTTTAATTCAAACGTGATTCCTTTTATAGGTTGATTGATGTTTTCAATCTGTTTCTGACTGAATTGTAGCTGAGCCACTACCATCTCCCCCTAACTTGACATCTAACAAGGAACGAAGCAAATCATTTACTTTACCACTAGATGTTAATTTATCAACTTCATGCTCAATAATTGTCGTTTCAGCTGATAATTTTCTAAATTGAATACTTGCTATCTTAGTTCGTTCAGCTTGTAATTCTAATTCATTAAATATCTTAATGGTTTTCGTTAAATTATTACTGATTCTAGTTAATGCTTCTTCTAACGATAAAATGTTATCTATTTTTCTGTAAGTTTTCCTCGTTACTTGAACATCTTGCATAACTTCACGTTTTATCTCTAGCTTTCTTCCGTCTTTTTCAATCGGTGTTTTAACTTTCCTTAGTTGTTGTAAACGGTCAACTTCTTCATCATTTAAGCCAGCTTCAGCTTTTTGTATTCTTTTCATCATTCGAAATTGTCGCAACTTCAATAAACGAATTTCTTCTAATAAAACAAGAGAAGGATCATCATTCATACTAGAATAAATCTCCTTCTCTTCTTCACTCAACGTATCATAAAATATGGTTTCATATTCACCAGTTTTCAATGCATTTTTATTGCCTGCTGGTGGCGAGGCTCTTTTATTTCCTTTATTACCTACTGCATTCTTATTACCTTGAGGTGCACCCCTATTTGTAGGTTGCACCTCTTTGGTTGCACCCCCTCTTTCCCATTTATCACGTTTCCTCCATGACTTTAATGTGTTAAGAGGTACAGAAAGCTTTTCAGAAATATCCTTATATTTCCAACCTTCTTCATAATATTTCTTTGCCTGTTCCTTTTTATTCATGCGACATATAACACCACCTCACCATCTTATATAATTGAGTTTTGTTTTCTAATTTTCAATATCTTTTAGCATCAAATCTGCTTCAATTAATATCTTTAAATCGGAAACCTTATCTAATTTGATTTGCCCTGTTTGAAGATTTTTAAGCCATTTTCCTAAAGCAATACGAATAATTTTCTTGTATTCATCTATTGACTCTGCTTTTTCCATTGCTTTTTTTATCTCATAATCTAAATCAAATTCTTCGTTTTCCATTGTATAAGCACCCCACATCTGTTATGATGCTAAAAGACACAGAACTGGGTTTAAAGCACGCGCGTGTGGTTTCTGTGTCTTCGGGGCGCTTTTTGTGCCTCGTTGAGTAGTCGAGTGTTAGCGCACTCGGCTTCTTTTTTTATCGTAAAAAGGAAACGAAAGAGATTATTTTCGGTTTCTGGTTAAACTTCTTAGCGATCTCAATTGATTTTTTGTTGTACGCTTCAATAAATGGTTCGATACGTTCTTTTGCTTCTTCCCTAGTAATTAGATTACTTCTATATAGGCTTCTAGCGTTTTCCGCTATGCTTTTTAATTCTTTATTTGTCATTACCCTTCACCTCATGCAGAGCATAAACGATCGCTTTTTATTCGTCCAGTCCATTTACGAGATTTTCTAGTTCATCATCTAATGTTTCTAAAACTTCGAAATGTTGATTAATATTTTTCGGATTTCCTTTATAAAAGACTAATACATTTTGGTGCATTCTGGTTACTTTTCTATTGTTCATCAAACGTCTAGCTCTTAGTGAACCCGAGCCAACTGCGTTTAACAAAATCATGTCATTATAGAAATATAAGCCTTCTTTGCTAAATGCTCTCTTAGTCAAACCAGTTAAATCTTGATAAAAGCCTTTTTTATCTCTGACATCAGAAATAGTGACTACTGCGAAGCGATTATCTTTTAGCTTTCTAGCAGAACGTTTTAAAATTTCACTATATACTTCTGCAAATTCTTCATAGGACATATTACTAATGTCTCGTTCATCGTCTGAATAAACTTCAAGGTCTGCATACGGCGGACATGTAAAT